GGGCTTTTGCCGTACGAGAGCTACGACCCCGACAAGCAGTTGTTCTTCAACGGGGACGCCGCCGGCTTCATCCTCGAGGCCACCCCAGCCGTCGGCGTGGACCTGAAGCGAATCAAGGTGCTGCCCGGGCTGCTCTCGCAGGGGCTGAAGACGGGCACCTGTGTCCACATCACGCTGTGGGCCGACCCGGACGTCCATCGCCTGCTGGATCGGTGGCGCGAGGCGCGGCCTCGGGACGGCAGCCTGTTCTCGGTGCGGCAGTTCCCGTTGAACTGGGCGGGCTGGCAATCGGAGGAACAACAATCGCGAACACGGCAGGCCCGCTGGCCAAGCCCACCGCGCCGGCCTCGCGCCGCGCGAAGAAGGAGTAGTCGGGATGAATTTTAATCAGATTGCGCTGCAGACCATGAATGACAATGAAGCGGCAGAGAAGCTCCTAGAGCTGTTCTTCGAGCCGGTGGCCACCGCAGTTCTGGCAATACCACTCGGCTTGGTCAGCGTCGACCCACAGCACCCGAAAGGTGATGAACTTGGCCGAGAGTTTGCCAACGCAGTGGCCGCGTTGCGGCTGGACACTATGCGCGATGCGCGGACGGGCTCGGCGGTGGGGGACCTTATCGCCGACAAGGGACGCGAGTTGTGGGATGAGGGGCGCATTGGTGCGCAGCTGGAATCGATTGATTTAGCAATTTCCATGGTCGAGGATGAAGAAATCAGCCTATCGATTCGAGACACAAATGCTCCTCTTTGCAGCTAGCAAACTGCGCAACGCGTATGGCGCTGTGTTTGGTGGCTGCTAGACAGTAAAAAGCTCCCCGATCGGGGGCTTCTTTTACTCAACGAGGTCGAGCCTGCGCTTGATCCGTTCCAGCTCCTCGCGCAATCGATCGAACTGCGCCTGTAGATGTGCCACGCTTTCCGCATCGCCGGCTTGCTCACGGCGCAGACTCGCCGTTGTCGCCTCAATGCGGTTCAGGCGGTGTCCGTGGTCTTGCTGCGTCAGGTCGATACGGTCAACCGTGCTGAGGATATGCCGCAGATGCTCAAGCACCAGATTGTCGATCTCAGCCATAGCAACCTCCAAGAATCCCGAGTGTACGAAAAAAGCCCAGCCGCTGCCGACCGGGCTTCGTAGCCCTCCAACGCCCTACCACCACAAGCCTGTGAAATCAGCTTCCAGCGCCTCCTGGAGCTGCCTCACCATGTCTGCAAGCCGACCGGCGCGCTCGCGGCCCGCTTCATCGAGGCGCAAGGCATCGCCCAACGCAATCAGCCTCAGCCCATGAGCGGCATCCAGCAGCATGCGCTCGGCGTCACCTCGTCCACCAGCTCGTACGCCATGTGCGCCCATATCTCGATCGCTTGATAACCCGGCAATGCGAACATCGCGCTCGGTTGAACGCCTTTGCTCAAACTCTCCAGCGCAATGATCGCCAAGCCCAAACCCTCAACCGTGTCCACCGCATCCACCGCCGCGCTGCTGTTCATGTTGTTCATCGTCAAAAAACCTCGCTTTTGCAGCGCTCCGGATGAGCGCTGTCTGCGCCCTCCCACTTCACGGAGTCGCAGCGGGGTCAAGTACCGAGCGCAGCGGTTCGTCGGCCGGCCCCAACGTCGGCCAGAGCGACGGGATTTAACGATTTCGAAAGGGTCACATCGGAGGCAAGTGCCGGGCGTCGAACGGTACTTGAGGCCGCGAGCACCGTGGGACCCTACCCAGCAGACAGAGATCATTTGCCCTTCAGACCGGAGGACTACGGGGAGCACTCACCGGACGCCGGGACGGCGGACGGGCGAGCGATTCGGAGGGCTTGGCCGGCGCAGCCGGCTTGGAGCGCAGCGGAACCCGGAGATGAGCGGTGCGCGACGCGCACGCCCCCAAGGTCGACCAGCCCGCCGCAATTGTCGACGGGGCTATTCACCCTAAGCTGCAACCAGTATCCGGACTTGCAGATGCAAGCCACGGCCGTCAGAGATTTTGTAAGCCTTAAGCGCCAGCTTCGCCGACGACACCGTGGCCGCAGTTAGCATTTGGGGGTATCGCTCATGTGAATCGTGAGCAATCCATATATACCCCCAGAAATACCCCCAAAAATCCGGCGCTGCACGGCATTTTGCGGCACACCGTGACGCCAGCGGCCAACAAAAAACCGCGCAAAAAGCGCGGCTTAGGTACGTCCTCGCATCTTGTGACGCTTTGAAATGGTGGAGCGGAGGAGGATCGAACTCCCGACCTTCGCATTGCGAACGCGATTTTCCGCCCCTTGAGAACAGGCGCTTACGTCATAACCTGTTGTTTTCACTAGTTGCGTAATTTCGCGACGTTTCGCAATTCTCCCGAATTTGCTGTTACCATGCAGTTACGGCGCAACCCTGCCGCCGATCTAGCAGGGTAAAGAGACGGGCCGGCGCCGTGCTACGAACACGACTCCGGCCCTGACTCGCAACATGGAGATGACCCATGCAGCAAGCTACCTACAAGTCTACTGGTGAAGCCTTCTCTGACCGCCGCGTCTATTTCGTCCGCCCCGGCGATCCTCGCCTAGCACGCGTATGGCCGCAGACCGGCGGCTTCGAACAATCCGAGGACGGCCCCACTTACGTCGTGATTGGCTCAGATACCGACGACGCCGCGTGCCAGAAGTTGGCGCAGCGCTTCTACCACAAGAAGTCGCGGCTTTCGGCCGCTGACCTGATCGCCTTCCGGGACGACAAGTCAATCAAAGAAATGTCCATGGAACCGGATGCGCTAAGCGGCCGGCTGGTCCGCGCCTGCGGAATCTACATCGACTAGCCATGCCCATCGAAAAGGAAGTGCGCCGGTCGGAGGGCCGGCGCAGCTTCGCGCCCAAACTGGCCAAGAAGCTTTCACCAGCCATTGTCGAAGGCGCCAAGCCCGAAGCCGACCCCTATAGGATTTGGGACACGCTGGTCCCTTCCCTTTTCCTGCGCGTGCAGCCGAGCGGCATCAAATCGTTCAACGTGCAGTGGAGCCGCACAAGCTCGCGCTCGCTGGGCAAGTGGCCCGGATGCACCGTCGAGTCCGCGCGGACGAAAGCACGGGCGATATTGGTGGAGACGGATCAGCACGGCGCACCTATGGCCGTCATGGATGCCAAGAAGCCCAAGACGTACACGCTGGGCGAATTCATCGAGCAGGAATATCGACCCTGGGCATCGGCAAACCTCAAATGGGGCGACGGCGCGGCCGACCGCATCCTGAGCGTGTTCGAGGAATTCGCCGACAAGCCGCTGACCGAAATCAACGCCTGGATCATCGAAAAGTGGCGAGCCAAGCGGATCAAGGAAGGCATAAGCCCGAACACCTGCAATCGCGATCTGGCGACGCTCAAGTCCGCATTGAAGCGCGCACAGAACTGGAAGATGATCGACGCGGACGCGCTGGTCACGGTTAAACAGGCGCGCGTCGATTCGACCCGCGTGCGCTACCTGTCGGATGCCGAGGAAAAGCGGCTTAGGGACGCGCTGGCGGCGCGAGACGACGAAGCCCGAGCCGCACGCCTACGGGCGAACCAATGGCGTGCAGAACGCGGTCGAGAACTGCTGCCGAGCGTGTTCTACACAGACCACCTGACGCCGGCCGTTCTGCTGAGCTTGAACACCGGCCTACGGCGTGGAGAACTGACCGCATTGGACTGGGCGGACATCGACGACCGGACGCGCGTGTTGACCGTCCGCGCCGCTGCTGCGAAGTCCGGAACAATGCGCCGTGTACCCCTCAACGACGAGGCTGTCGACGTCCTGAAACGCTGGCGCAAGCAAACCGGAAGGACCGGCCGCGTGTTCGCATTCAAGGACGCGAAAAAGTCGTGGGCGCCGCTTCTGGCAGCCGCAAAGATCGCCGATTTTCGCTGGCACGACTTACGACACAGTTTCGCGTCGAAACTGGTGATGGCCGGTGTGAACCTAAACGCCGTTCGCGAGCTGCTGGGACACGCCGATCTGAAGATGACGCTGCGGTATGCGCATCTAGCGCCTTCGCACTTGGCCGATGCGGTGGCGCGGTTGGGGGATGCTAAGCCATGAGCGTCAAGAAGTTCCGAGACCCCGCAGGCATCCTGCCGGATCAAGTGCGTGTCGAATTTGACGGGCATCCGGACGACTTTCGTGCACTTTCAGAGAGCCTGAAAGCCGCGAGCCCCAACGCCAGAATTGAAAGACTGCGCAGGCACCCCGAACTTAGCGAATGTGCAGACGATCTCGCGGAGAGGTTCCGAAACGGCGGCTCACTCTCAACGGGCCTCGCCCTCATAGAATTGGCACATGCCGAATACCGCGCCCTGTACTTGGATGCCGCCCCTGCGGCTCTTACCGGCCATAAAGTCCGGCGCCCTCATAAACAATCAAACGACCGCAAATCCGCCGCCGCTGTTGCACTTCACGCGGAATGGCAAAGGCGAGCTGACAGCAAGCGCGCCGATCCTAGGCATGCCCACAAGTCGCGTTCAGAGATTGCAAAGCTGATTGCCCAGCCTGGTGAAAACTGGAACACAATCAGGCGAAACATCAAATAGTTGTCAGCACCGGGGGCGCTGACAACGCACCTAGAAACATTCTGCACTCACCGCGCGGCGCGCCGCGTAATAACAGGAGTGCAGAACGTGACCAAGCTGGAACGCCTGAAGCTCAGCATTCAGGAAATCAAAGAAGTTACCGGCGAAAGTGCGCCGGTCATCTACGAAGCAATCGCCAAGGGCGACCTGAAAACTTTTCTCGTCGGGCGCCGTCGCTTCGCCCGCCCCGAGTCCGTGGCCGCATGGGTGGATCATCTGGAAAAGATGAGCGATGCCGGAAAGCCGGTCTGCTATCGCGCACGTCCCGAAGAACGGAAGGCCGCATGAGCACCGCGACCCTTTCACAATTCAAAGGCTATCTGCGCGAGCTGTCGGACGACCTGGACGACCCGTTGCAATCGGCACTGGACGCGGCGACGGCCGAGGCGAACGCCTTTCTCGGCTTTGACGCCGCAGAACAGTTCGGCAGCGACGGCCCACCGTCCGACGTAGTAATGGCGGTCATGATTCTGGCGCAAATCTATGCGGACGCCGGCTCCCCAGAGGAAAACGAGCATCGGCGCGGAGCTGCGCAACGCCTGATGCTGCCCTACCGAACTGACACCGGCATGGGGGCTGCCTAGCCATGAGCTTCGACACCGAAACGCTCAGCGCCCTAGAGGCTGACTTTCACCGTATCGGCTATGAGCGCAGGGACGCTTGCACGAAGCCGCCCGCGATCATCATAGAGCGGCGCCAGCATGTTGTTTCCTGGCACCGTAGCGGCGAGCGTCATCTGCGCGTCGCTGACATCGACGTGCTGTGCGCGAACCCCGACGAGATTGCAAAGTTCAATGCACTGGACGCCTTCATCCTTGGCGGCATGTTGGCCGAGCATGGGCGGCGCCAGCAGCCGCAAGCGGCCTGAGCGATGGCCGTGGCGAAGCTCAAGCTTGTTGAGGCGCCGGACGTTGAGATCGAAGGCGGGGCGCCGGCACTCATTCCCGAGGGCGAGTACCGGCTGCGCTTCGATAGCTGGATGACGCTGGTGATGTTCGGGCGCGTGCCGAAGGTCTGTCTTGAGTTCGCAGTCATCGACCCCGGCCCGTACTTCGAGGCGCACTTGCGCCGCTGGTACAACGTCTCGCGCCTGATCGGCAAGCCTGGGCGACGTGGGCGCTTCAAGGCGGGCTGGAACAGCAACCTGATGCGCGAATACGTCCAAGTGCTTGGCCGGAATCCAAGGGCCGACCGATTGGCCCTGAGCAACTATCGCCAGCACATCATCGTCGGCCGCGTCGCCACCGTTACGCATACGCGCGAGCAATCCGCATTGCCCGAGCTGCTGCGCTACTCAGTCATCCGCAATCTAGTCGGAATCGAAAAACCGTAATTCGTGCACTTAGACCTAGCCTACACCTAGACCTGTACCTACACCTACCTGCCATCCCAGCAAACGCAGTCCCCGCAAAGGTTTGAGCGATTCGGCTTGGCAGTGAAAAAAGAGGCGACCGATGGCAATTCGGCCGCCGAGAGTCCCGCAACGAATTCGAGCCCTTGGGAACGGTAGAGGCTCGAATACCTACCTAGCTGTCTATCTACCGGCCCCGGACGGCGAGCAATCGCCGTCGGGGTCCAAGCCATTACGCAAATTTTAGCCCAATGCCGATGACGGGGTAAAAATTCGGCGCGATTTTGCGCAAATTATCCGCCTCGCACTGCTGATTATTGAGTCGCTTTGTGTCGCCGCATAACGCATACGCGCTTGATTGACTCCTATGGGCGCGCGCATAGAGTAACTATCCGGGAATCCCAAAAACACCGGAATATTCATGAATTTGCAAGCCATCCGCGAGCGCAAGGCCGCGAAAACGAACGAGGCCCGCACGCTGCTGGCTGGTGCCGAATCTGAAAAGCGATCGCTGAATGCCGATGAGATCGCGCGATTCGATGCACTGAAAGCAGAAATCACCGATCTTGAATCGCAGGAAGCCCGCGCGCAGTTCCTGGACGATGCCGAGCGCCGGGCGCACGGAACCGTGATTCATGGCGGCGGCGAACGCGGCCTGACCGACCTTGAACGGCGCGTGTCCCTGCTGCGCGTGATTCAGGCGCAGGCCACCGGCCGACCGCTGGACGGCGCCGAGGCCGAGTACAACGCCGAAATTGCACGACGCAACGGCCGAGCCGCGCAGGGTGTTTACCTGCCGATGGCGGCGCTCGAAAAGCGCGTCGGCACCACGTCGAGCGCCGACGATCTGGTCGGCACCGACCATCGCGCCGATCAATACATCGAGCCGCTGCGCGATGCGCTGCTGGCCCGTCGCCTGGGCGTTCGCGTCCTGTCCGGCTTGCGCGGCAATGTTTCGATTCCGAAGCACGGCTCGGCTGTTGCGAGCGGCTGGGTCGCTGAAAACTCGGCGCTGAGCGCTTCCGACATGAGCTTCGGCAATGTTGGCCTGACGCCGAAGCACGTCGGCGCCCTGTCCGAGATGAGCCGCCAGCTTATCCAGCAGAGCGACCCGAGCATCGAGCGGCTGCTGCGCGACGACCTGAGCTTCGCCATTGCCAAGGCCATCGACGGCGCGCTGATTCAGGGCGGCGGGGCGAACGAACCGTCAGGCGTGATTGCGACCCTGGGCACGGCAAATGGCACGCTGGCGACGCCGAGCTGGGCCGAGGTACTGGCAATCGTCGAATCCGTCGAGACGGCGAATGCCATCGGCGCGCACAACTGGCTGATGACGCCGGCCGCAAAGGCGAAACTGCGCGCGACCTTGAAAGTGTCCGGCGACGCGGGCGCGGGATTCCTGATGCAAGGCGGCCAGCTTGGCGACTATCCGGTATTCACCACGAATCAGGTTCCATCCGATTCGAGCGGCACCGGCACCGTTTTCGGCGATTGGTCGCAAGTCCTGCTGGGCATCTGGTCCGAGCTTGACATTCTGGTCAACCCGTTCAGCGAAACCGCCTACTCGAAGGGCAACGTGCTGATCCGCGCGATGGCGACCTGCGACATTGCGATTCGTCACGAACAGGCGTTCGTCTGGGCCGATGACATTGCGCCCTTGTGAGCTTGAGCGGCGCGCGTCCACGGCCGTACAGGCCACCGGGCGCAAGCTGAGCGGATACATTGCGCGCTTCAATACCGAGGCGCGCATCGGCCCGTTCACCGAGACGATCAAGCGCGGCGCCTTCCGCGCTTCGCTGGATTCAGGGCGCGACATTCTCGCGCTGCTGGACCACCGGCCCGACTGCCTGCTGGGGCGAACGAAATCGGGTTCGCTGGAGCTGCGCGAAGATTCGGACGGACTCGCGTTCAGCCTGACCCTGCCGGATACCCAAGCCGGCCGCGATCTGGTGGCGTTGGCCGAGCGCGGCGACCTGGGTGGCTGTTCCTTCGGATTCACCGTGCCGTCGGGAGGCGACGAGTGGGACGGCGACCGCCGCGAGCTGCGCACGGTCGATCTGCGCGAGGTCAGCGTGGTGCAAAGCTGGCCCGCCTACGAAGGCACCGAGATTGCCCTGCGCTCCAAGCCGAAGGCATACCAGATGCTAATTTTCGGCGGCGATGACACGCGCCGCGCCTGGCTGGATACAGTGCGATGAAGTGGCCGTGGACCAAGGCTGAAAAGCGCGCAGAGGATCCGAGCTGGGCGGCGCTGCTGCCGAGCGGCACCGCGTCGGGCGTGTCCGTGAGTCCGGGCAACGCCGAGACGATCAGCGCCGTGTTTTCGTGCGTGCAGAGCATCTCCGAGACCATTGGCGGGCTTCCGCTGATGCTGTACCGCACCGAGGCCAACGGCGACCGCAACCGCGCCGCCGATCATCCGCTGTATCGCGTCCTGCACGACGCCCCGAACGACCGACAAACCGCGCTTGAGTTTCGCGAGCAACTGACCGCGCACGTCCTGCTGTGGGGCAACGCCTATGCGGAAATCGCGAGTGACACGGCCGGCAACGTCACGGCGCTGACGCCGATTCACCCGCGCAGCGTCACCTTGGTGAAGCTGCCGAGCGGCCGCATCCGCTACGACGTGAGCGACCCGCAGACCGGGCAAGTCCGGCCGCTGCTGGCTGATGAAGTCCTGCACCTGAAAGACCGCAGCGACGACGGGGTAATGGGCAAGTCCCGCATCCAAGTCGCACGCGAAATGCTGGGCGGAGTCCTGGCCGCGCAGGAACACGGCAACAAGACATTCGCCAACGGCGCGCGCCTGTCGGGCGTCTTGCAGACGCCGAACGTCATGACCGATGAGGCCATCGCCCGCTTGGCCACGAGCTGGCAGCAGCAGTTCGCCGGCACCGGCAACAGCGGCAAGACGGCCATTCTCGAAAACGGCCTGACGTACGCGCAGCTATCCATGAGCAACGAGGATGCGCAGTGGCTGCAATCCCGTCAGTTCAGCATCGAGGAAGTCTGCCGCATCTTCCGCGTACCGCCTGTGCTGGTGGCCGACCTGCGACATGCCAACTTCAGCAACAGCGTCGAAATGAACCGATGGTTCGTCACGCATACCCTGCGCCGCTGGCTGACCATGTGGGAGGAAGGCTGCGAGCGTGCCCTGTTGGGTCCGATGGCCCGCAAGCGGTACTTCATCGAGCACAACGTCGAGGGGCTGCTGCGAGGCGATAGCAAGGGCCGCGCGGAGTTCTACGAATCGGGCATTGATTCGGGCTGGCTGCTCAAGAGCGAGGCGCGCCGGCTTGAGAATCTGCCAGCCATCGAGGGCATTGACGATGCCACAAGCGATCAAGCAGCACAGGCCGCCTAGGCCGATGCGGGACGACCGCACACGCCAACAGGACCGGGCCCGGCACCGCAGCCGTGCGCTGCCCTACAACGGCAAGCAGTGGCAGGCGATCCGCAGTGCCGTCCTAGGCCGCGAGCCGCTGTGCCGGGCCGATGGATGCACCGAGGTCGCACGCGAGGTCGATCACGTCGACGGCGACGATGGCAACAACTCACTCGATAACCTGCAGCCGCTGTGCAAGTCCTGCCATTCGCGCAAGACGCGGCGGGAGATGAACGAAAAATCGCTGGGGAGTGAGCGGAAGGACACCGCGCCCTCAGCTTCACGCACGCAGCCGCGATTTGGTGCCCTATGACCGTCGGACGAAAGCCCAAGCCCACGGC